CGTGGTTCGCCGTATGGCAGGAACTCCTAAAACAGGAGAAACAATAGTTCAAGAAGAAGTAATACAAAAACCTAAAGAGAAATTAGGATTCTTTGAAAAATTGTTTGATGGAGGAACAGGTCTAGGAGTAGGTCCTTATGCAGATTCAGAGCAAGGAGACATAATAGACTTAACAGAATACGGTGCAGGGACTTATGACAGAAAAAATCCCCAGTTTATAGAATTTATAGAAACAAGATATATGGGCAATAAAAAAGATTACACCTCTGAGGAATTTCAAGAAGGTATAGATTCTTATGTAAATTTTTTAAAGTCCTCTCAATCTGTAGACAGAGCAGAAGGCTCTCCTATGCAAGGTGAGCAAGTTAATGCTGAGAACGTTGGTATCATGGATGGTTTTAGTGGTGAAGGCCAAGGCGAAGAAGCAGAAGCTATGGCTATTTTAGAAGAAGGACAAAGAGCAGAAAAAGAAATTGAAGGAACAGAAACATACGATGAATTAATGCGTTCCATCAGAGGTGATGATTTAAGTGAAGCAGACAGAAGAGAAGAACTAGCTTCTTACGTAGGGGAAAAAGATGCGGAGGAAACACCTGACAGTGTGTTAACTTTAGTTCAACCTGTTATGCAAATGCTTGATCAAGATACGGCTAACACAGGTATTGGTCAAATAGAAGAGGGTCAAGAAATGGCTACTATTGCACCCACACAACAAGATGCGGAGGAAATGATGGCTATGAACATGCCTCCACAACCCGTAGGCGTGGCTGACGGTGGGTATATGAGCTCTTTTCCTAATCAAAATATGGGGACACAATCATTAACAGCAAGTGATAACATTGATGACCGCATCATGCAGAACTTACATTTTGAAAGAATGGCACCTGGAATGATGGGTTATGCTAATGGTGGACAAGTTCAGCATTTTGCTCCTGGTGGAATAGCTGGAAAGAAAGCTATTTATGATCCTTTATACATGGAATTAATGGAAGGATTTAATGATCCTGAACGAAATAAAGGTAATACTCTTACGGATATTTCTAGATTAGCTTTAGCTTATGGAAGAGGAGATATAGATCCAAGTGAAGCAGGTAGCATGTTCTTAGATTCAACACAAAAAAGAGTAAACACACAAGGCGACAAAGAAAAAGCTTTAGAGATGCAACTTAAATCAGGTTCATTATCCTCTGCAATTGCTGCACAAACAGCAGAAGATTTAGCGGAGTCTAATTTAGCAACAGCGAGAGCTAAAAAAGCAGGAGAAAAAGGAATTACTTATTTTAAAGGAGAGAACTCAACACTTCCCTTAGAGTTTGCAGAGATTAGTGGTTTAGTTGAAACAATCGAGGGGTTACCAAACGGGGCATCAGTTTTTGTTGATAAAAATAACAAGTCTACAATTACTTTACCAAAAGTAGAAAACAAAGAAGCTTACTATGATACGAGAGAAGATCAAAAAAAGGTAGTGTACTTTAGTGATGAAGAAATTAATGCAATGGAAACCACAGATTTCCTTACTACTGTTGGAGCTGGTCTTACATTTGTTAAAATTAAACGTATGAATGACGAGAACGAAGAAGTAATTTTAGATATCAATATGAGCGAGATTCAAAAATATTTAGATGAAAATAAAGGATGGCAAATTGTTCCAGATAGTGAAATTACTATTAAAAAAGAGGAAGGAATTCAACTTAATGCTGGAGGACCAGTTAGAAAAAGAAATGAAGGAACACCTAAGGAAGGTGAAATAGTAGGAGAGGAGTCTTTAGAATATTATGAAGATATTTTAGAGAATGCGGAAGAAGCAATGAAAGGAGGAAAAATATTTGTAGCTCAAACAGATGCGGATAGATCTTTTTTTAATTCTTTATACACATCAGCATATGACGGATTAAACGAACTACAAACATTAAAAAAACTTATCGCGGAAGATCCAAATTTAGTTGGCTACACGGGTGTGTTTAAACAGACTCTTAATAAAGTTGCAGGTTTTATAAATGACATGGAAAATTTAATGGGAGATAAAATATTTCCTGATGATGGTTCTACTGCCTTGGGTAAAGGCATGCAGTTTTTAACAGCACCAGAAATAGCTGATGTTAAAAGTTCTATTGAACAATTATCAGATGCGGTTGCTGATATTATGAGTCTAAGAGGAAAAAGAGGAACTCCTGAAAGTGTAAGAAAAAGAGCAGAAACAAGAACTGATGTTGTGTCAATGGATCAACGACAGATAGTTTTTAATAAAATTGATAAATTAACTGATTTTATGATAGATAAAACAAAATTATTTGGAATAGTATCAGGAAATTATGATGACGAAACTTATCCAGCTTTTAAAGATAGCATGGAGAAACTTAGAATAAACCTTAAAAATATAAACCCTGAAAATTTTGCAGAAAAGAAAACAACATTCACTATTGAAGAGTTACAAAATATTTTAGGAGAATAAAATGGGAGAAATTTTTATACCAGGTTTTCCTTATTCTATCACAATAGAAGGGACTAAACCTACTAAAGCAGAAGCTCAAAACATTTTAAAAATTGTTGAACGTTTAGATGAAGTTAAAATGCAAGGAGGTAATGATCTTTTAAATTTAGCCGATAAATTTGCAGAGAAAGGAAGTGAACTTGGCTCAAAACTTGTTGAAGGAACAGTTACTTATACAGAAAAAGAAAATGCTATAAATATACTTGATGACTTAAACATGCTTAATAAAGAAGAGTTAAAACCTTTAGAGAAAATTGGTTTAGATAGAACAACGGCAGGGGTGGCAGGTTCTATGTTTCTTTCTGCTGGCGGGTATAGAGATTTATATAATCAAGTTAAAAAAAATGTGAAGCTAGGAAAAATTCCTACTGTAGCTAACATAGTATTATCAGGGGGAAAAGCTTACTTTGGAGGTGTATTTGGAGATATAGGAGGTAGAGCAGCATTGGATATTGCTAATGCAATTATAAGTGGTGACCCTAAGATGTTAGAATTTTTAAAAGACGGAACATTAGACGCGGATGCTAAACAAGCTATGTGGTACGAGTCAATAGGTATGGCTTTTCCTCAACTCATAGGAGCTGGTTTTAAAGCTTTAACAGATTTAAAAGATCCTGCGGTTAAAGCAGCATTAGAATCAGCCGAACGATTAGGAATACAAATTAATTTTGGTCAAATTGCAAAATATGCAGACAAGGTAAGAGCTATTGGTCCTTTACCTTATATTGGTAAAGGAGTAAGAAATAGCATAAAGGCTCAAGGAAAAATATTAAATGACACATTTAGAAAGTTCACAGAATTATATACACCTGTTAAAACATTTTCTGATGCGGGAGTAGATATTTTTGCAAGAGCAGATTCTAGATTTGAAGCAGGAAAAAGAATTTTAAATAGTTTGTGGAACAAAGCGTACGACTCTCATGCAATGCTACCTAATAAAAATATATTTAAAGGAGAGGGGGTTAATAATTTTATAAATAAATTAGTTAAAGGAGATGTGTTAAGACAATTTAAAGGTCTTCCTGTTAACTCGGAGGGAATTATTAAAGAATACGACACTATTATTAAAGAAGGTTTTTTTGATAAAACTGCATTATCGCGTATTAAGGGAGAGGGACTTAAAGATTTAATTACCACATTACGTAAGTATCAGCTTGATTTAAAACAAGGAAAAGGAAACATTAGTTATGAACAAATAAGAAACTACAATGAAGAGATAAGTATACTGTTTAAAGATTTAACGGAGGGAGATAAAGTTTTTGCATCTCCTTTTAAAAAATTATTATCTCAATTTAGAGGTGCGAATGACAGTCTTTTAACTAATGAATCAAATTTAATTAAAGAATTAATTCCTGAAAAAATGCTTTCAGCAATTTTACAGAGCCACAAAAATGCTATGAATTATACGAAAGGTCTTAAACTTTTATATGAAAGACCATCAGGATCAATTTTTGGAAAATATGTAGATAATATTTTTGAACCAGGTATTCTAAGAGAAAAAAAAGAAGTGGATCAGCTTCTAGAATCATTAATGAAAATAAAATCTCCTGCTGGTTTAAGAGATTTAAGAAAAATTATAGGGGAAAAACAATTTGGAGCTTTTGCAGATGAATACCTAACTAATATTTTTAAAAAATCTTTTACTAAAGGATCAGAAAGTGTTCTTTTGGGAACTAAAAGTAATCTTTTAATTTTTGATCCTGTAACACTTAATAAAAACTTAGGCTTTGATATTAGAGGTAAAAGTGAGTTTATGGATGAGCTTTTTAAAACTTTAGGTATTAGTAGCCAAAAATTAAAAGATGTTATTAGAACAGGAGCGTTCATTGAAAATGTAAAAATTGGTGATCCATCCGCATTCCTTCAAAGACGTTTTCAATTAACAGGAGCCAAGGATGTTTTTGGTACTTTATTAGGAGCAGGAGCAGCTTACAAAGGTGGTGAAGCAGTTTTTAGTGAAGATGATGGTATTTTTACAAAAGGTATTAAAGGGCTAGTAGGATTAATGGCAATGAAATACAGTCTTGGTAAGGTATTTGCTAACCCTAAATTAGCAAAAAATATTATTGATATTTATGAACTTAAACCAAGAACTTTTTCTTTTAAAAAGAAATTAGACATTATGCGTTCTATTTTTGATTTTCATCACAATGAGCAACCTGATGAAATAGTAAATACAACAACAATGTTTGGAGAGTTATTTGAAGATATTTCAAGTACTTTAAATAAAAAAGATTTAGATGACATGAGTGACTTGTTTAATGACTTAAAAACAAAATCAGATATTTATTTAAAGATTGAAAAACTTGATGCAGAAGATGCCGAAATGGAAGACATGAGAAATGAAATTATTAACCCTAACGAAAAAGTAATCATTGATGAGGGAGCTACTTTAAACGTCCCACAACCCGATGCAAACTTTAATATGGCCGCTGTTGTTGAACCTTTACCTGGTCCTAGTTCAGATCGTCAAGAACCATTACAATTAGACGATGTAGGATTATCTCTCTTTAACGCAAATCAAGGGGGCATAGCTTCTTTATGCGGTGATAAAAAACCACAACAAATGGTGGCGTAAATGGGTCTTTGGAGTTTTTTAACAGGAGGAGGTAAAAAAAACCCTACCACTACTTCTTCAGGTTCCTCACAACCTAATTCTCCTCAATCTCAATCAGTAAAAGAATCAACACAAGGAATTGAACAGTTAATAGCTGATAAAGATAAATATAAAAATAATATGGTTGTCGGCGATAACCGTAATGAATATCAAATGAGAATGAGAGCTCTTCAAACAGGGCAAACTTTTGATCCTTCTCAGTTTCAATTTACAGATAATAAAGGAAAATCAGTTGACGCAGGCTCTAATAATAAAACTATAGGAAATGCAGGTGGTTCGCAAGCTTATAAAAAAAGATTCCCTTTTGAATCTGGAATTGGAAAATTAGCGGGAGCAGCTACCAACCTTATTCCAGGTGTTGGAATGTTTAAATCTATTTTAGGTGTATTAGGCAAGCTCGGTAAAGGAGCTAAAACAGGATTTAATACACTTGCAGATAAAACAGGTATAACAGATACTAAAGTATATCAAGATTTAGCTGCTGCTCCTTCAGGTTTCGCGGGTGATTTTAAAAATTTAATTACTGGCGGAAGAGGAGAAGACGATGAAATTTCTCTTGATGTGGAAGCTATTAAAGAAAAGAAAAAAAACAAGAAGATAGCGAATTTAGATACAGATACAAATAATGCTGTTATGGCAATGGCAAATACAAAAAGTAATATTACTCCTTATAATTTTAATGCTAATACAAATGATTTTAACGCGCTTCGCGGTAACCGTTCGTTAGATTTTAGTCAGTTAGCAGGGGCTCCTAATACAGTGGCAAATACTGTGGGAATAGGAGGAGTAAACTTAGACAGCACGGCTTACAATAATTACTTAGCTAACAAAGCAGGCTTTGCAGATACAGGTCTTGACAATACAAATATGGTAAATGAAATGATAAGCAACCCTACTTTACTTAACAGAGCAAGCCCTACAGGTTTAAATTATAATGCTTTAGGCGAGGTATCTAACCCGCAAGATTTAGATGCTTCCTTAGGTTATGAGTTTTTAAATAATAGGATAGTGTAATGGAAACTAATGTTAGAAATGCTATTTGGTTTGCTATAATTTTAGTGAGTGCTGGAGTAACTTATGGAATGATGTCTCAACGATTAGAAGCAGTGGAATCACAGCAATCAAAACTAGAAATGATAATACTCCAAGACATACCAGAAATAAAAGAACGAGTGATACGGCTTGAAGTATTATTAGAAAAAGCATTAAACAACTAATACTTTAAATTGAATTCCTAATTTCATTCAGCTTAGGAAATTCTACGTGTGTAGAATAATGAGGCTTATCTTTTTCAAATTTTTCATTATCAAAAGTAGGATCAAAATTAGTAGAACTTTTTAAATAAAGTTTATTTACTTTAATCATTCTTTCTAAATCTAATATTCTTTGTTCTGAATATTGCATCCTTTTCATTTTAGCTATTGGTAATGCTTCTTTAACGGTCATACAAACATCGCTTGCTTTTATAAACCAATCAAAAGTTTTAGTGCCTCTGTGATACTCGCTTTGTAACCAAAAAACATTAGTCATTACACCTTTAATTTTTTTCTTTTTATGATAGACACCGTAAGTGTCTCTTGATTTTAAATTAACCATACCACTACCAGATTTAATTTCTAAAAATTCTACTGGTTTAGTAAAGTAAACTGCATTGTTTAATTTTTGTTCAAATATATTTTTCATAAAGTCCTCCAATATTTACCCTTAATAATAAGGGGTTTAGTTTTAAACTTTGTATCAATCCCAATTACTTTTAATTTTAACTGAGTGTTTACAAAGCGACAAATTTGAGAAGAGCTTAATTTAGGAAACTGTTCTCGCAGTTTTGCAATCAACGGTTTTTTCTTTAAGCCTTTATCTACTAAGTTAGCTAAAGCATTCATCAAATCCTCCTGACGTTTTTTCTTCAACTGTTTTGTTGATAATGGTAATGAAGGCACCACAATTTCTTTGGGTGCCTCTTTGTGTTGTGTTTTAGATTTTTTCCCTGCAACATCACGTAACCATTGCGGGACAACTAAGATACCTTCCTTATGAAAGATATCTTGTTCTTCTTTAGTCATTGTATCAGGTAAAATTATTTTACTCATGATTACCTACTTTTAATGGAGATAATTGATTATCCATAATTTCATCAACATGTGAGTCAATGGCTCTATCTAATTGAAAGTCTGCTTCTTTTTCTTCATTAAAATCAGCAATAGCATTTAATAAAACAGATCCTCTTTGATTTGATTGTCTGTTTACTTTTCTAATAGCATCTTTAAATGTAAAGATGCTTCCAAAATTAAATTCTAATTGTTTTGAATCAAACATTATTTCCTCCCACAAGTTTAATAGCAGGAATGATATCATTCCCTCTAATTTTAAGATGTTTAAGTAAACCTTTTTCTGCCGAAAGTTTAGAGTCAAGGTTTAAAGTAATTGACCTCCAAGCTTTCTTTGGGTCATCAACTTTTTTTAATGCAATCATATCAACAACCTCTAGTAAAAGAGATCGGTCACCGTTTAAAGAACCACCCGCAAAAAACTTTTCATTGCTTACAAGTTTAGCAAGCATAGTTCTTTCTTCTGGTTGGTCTTGTCCTTTTTTAAGTTTCTTTAAAAACACTGCACTGAAAATTTCATTTCCGATGTAGTTTAGTGTGTCTTCTTTTTTTAGATACATTTCTTTCTCCTGTATATTTAATATAATTTTATATTACATTATATTATATACATTACAAGTAGTATCTAATTTACCGCAGAAAACAGCCAATATTTTAAGTTGCGTCACCCCACGATTTTCCTGTTTCACAATCAACTTTACTCGGAACAGTCAAAGGTAAAGCATTTTCCATGACCTCGATAATTTTCTTTTTTGTTTTTTCAGAGCCATCAAAACTTAAAGTCAGCTCATCATGAATTTGTATAAGAGGAACTAATTTTTCTTTATACAATTCTATCATCGCTTGTTTTGTTTGATCTGCGGCGGAACCTTGTATTAACCTGTTAAGTGCTTTGTATGTCCCTGCTCTTTTTAAATGATGGTGCTTTCCATATTTTAATTCAGCTTGATCTTTTGGCAAAGCTTTAAAGACACCGAAGGTTGTTGGTTCCCATAATTCAAAACGACATTTTCTTCCTTTAATTGTTGCTACATTTCCTTCATCATTAGCAAGTTTAGATATTCTTTTTGTTAGTTCTTTAACAAAAGGAACTTTTTCATTATACTCTGCTAAAATTTCTTTTGCCGTATCTACATCTACTTGTAGTTCGTTGGAAAGTTTGTTAACACCCATTCCATAAAACAGTCCAAGATTAATTGTTTTTGCTTGATCCCTTTCAATATTAGCTATCTTAGCAACAATGCTGTGAAAGTCTGCTTCAGGATTTTTTCGATACTCTTCTACGACCGACGATGCTCCTTCGCATTTAAGTTTATAAGCAAAGTGTGACGCGATCCGTGGCTCTTGTTGTGAGTAATCAAAACTACCCCACGTCTCTCCTTCCTCAGGTAGAAACAATCCTCGAATTTGTTTTTTAATTTCTTTATTTTTGGAAGGTAGTTGTTGTAGATTAGGATTAGAGTAACTAAATCTTCCTGAAACAGTTCCCGCAGTACCATCACGCATTTGATGAATACTAGCATGTATCCTTCCCGTTGAACCATGACGAATAATTGTGTCAAGAAAAGTAGACTGAACTTTATTTATTTCCCTAGCACTTTGAATCTTCTGAGCAATAGGGTGTTTGTGATTCAATAAAAAATCTTTCGTAAAGCTCGGTGCCCCTGTCTTCTCTGTTCGTGGATACTCTATTTTAAGTTTGTCAAAAACTTTTTGAATAGAATTTGCAGCCCAAATATCAACCGTAATACCCGTGTCTGCCAAAATACTACCCAGTATCTTCTTCTCTGTAATCTTAAAAGTTTTTTTATAACTCTCTGCTTTTTCCACATCAACTCGTACTCCTTTTTTTGTCATCTCAAATATTATAGGAAGAAGATCCATTTCTAATCTATAAACACTCATTAAATCTTCTTTGTTAATAATGCTTAACATACTGTGATAAAGTCTCAATGTTAAGTCAGCATCCTGTTCCGCATAGCCTCCTACATAAATAGCAGGCAGTTTGTACATTTCACTTTTAGGATTAACACCAAATTCACTTGCGGCTTGCTTCAATAAATTTTCATCTTTGTATTCACCTAATATATCTTTGCCTACTGCGTTTAATGCATAAGAAAATTTATTCTCATTAATGATGGGAGCCATTAACATTGTGTCTACAATTGGTCCTTTAACATCAATACCTTCCGCATAAAGCCAACCAAGGTCATACAAGGCGTTATGAGCTACTTTTATTGCATCAGTTTGCATTAAATTTTTGACCCATGCCATAACACGCTTACGATCCCAATTGAAACCGTTTTCATGTCTTATGGGGTAATACCCCTTCCAGCCATCTACAGCGATAGCCACGCCTATGATATGACCTTTTTTTATTGTCCATCCAGGTCCCGTTGTCTTGAGTTGAGGGTCATATGTCTCTAAATCAAAAGCAATGACTTTTGCTTCTGACAGGTCAGGTAATTCATAAGGAGGTATCCATTCTGATTGTGTAAATCCAAAATTATGTTGCATTGTATTTTTCCTTTATATATTTCGATGTTTCTCTTCCTCGTCTTTCACCTTCTGATTCAAACGAGTGATTATCTTTATTCGTTCTTGCTTCTATCTCTCCTGCTATAGCCATATAAGCAGAAGCATCTATATAACTATCTTTTTTATGACTGTGAACTAAGCGAGCAATTTTAACAAGAGCCATGCATATGGCTACATCATGAGCTTTTATTTCTTTCTTTAAAACAACTGACCATAACTTAGCTATGTTTTGATGATTAGTAAGTCGATCCCCGTAGTCCGTGTTTCGATCTCCGCCTATTAATTTAATAGCTTCTTCTAAAATTTCTTTATGTATCATATTTTATATGCCTCTTCTCGTTGAGCCTCGACTAAATAAAGTTTTTCTTTTGCTCTGGTTACCGCAACATAAAAAACTCGATGCTCATCATCAGGGTTTCTTGCGTATGATCTGTAAACTAGTCTTCCAATATCCAGCAGGACAACAACATTATCACACTCACCGCCTTTTGCTTGATGGATCGTAGAGACTTTAATACGTGGCTCCCCTTGCACGTCTTCTCCTACTCTTTCCAACCTTCTTAAATAAGCAATTTCTTTTGGTGTTAAACTACTTAATACCTCATACCATTCGCCATCTACGAGCAACCCTTTATCATTATGTAAAGCCTGTAAATCAAACAGTTTTTTTTCTTCCTCTTCTTTATGTGTCTTAGCTCCTCTTTTTAAATACCCTTTAGAAGAAATTTTAGAATATAAAGTTTTTAATTCAGGTAGAGTAATAGACGCGCCTTGTTTTAATCTTTTCCAAATTTCAATAGCTTTAATAATAGTCATAGAAACTGGTCGATGCTCTCCTCTTCCATACCAATACCCTTCATTAAATAAATAATTTTCAATCATCTCATTACGAATTTTTTTAGTTCTTCCTAACAAGAGCCAGTTACCTTCAGACATATTAATATGTTTGATATCAGACATTCTTTTAACCTGACCTTCTTCTTCTTTAGGTTGCCAAGTTTTTACTCTTCTGTTTTTTACCTTAGAAATAATATTGTTTGCAATATCATAAATAAGCTTAGGACATCTATAAGACTTGTTTAACACGGTTACCTTACCTTCTAGCGCGATAAATTTATCTACATCAGCTCCCATCCATCTAAAAATAGCTTGATCATCATCACCTGCTATGTATGTTTCTTTACTGTTGGCCATTAACTTATCAACCATGTTGTACTGAATACGTGGCATGTCTTGTGCTTCATCAATAAAGAGTACATCAAACTGTGTAGAAAATGTGTCATTTGTGTAATCAACAATCATGTCAGTAAAATCAAATAAATTATTATCCTTTTTATATTTTTTAATTGTACGGTTTAAGTAATCTAACTTAACGGTATTAAAAATCTCAGAACTATTGCTACACTCTTCCTCTAATGTAATGTCTTTTATTCTCGCCGCGTTGATTAAATTTAAATATTTAAAATTAGAATTAGTATAAATAGAATCATCATTATCATTAACTACAAGGTTAAAACCAATAAGATCCGATAACTCTTTCCAGTGCTTACCTTTCATTAAGTTATCTTTTTCCACAGGCAAATGTCTAAAAGCAAAGCTATGAAGAGTTTTAAAGTTTGCTAAATCATCTCTACTCGCTTGAAATTTAAAACTAGCTCTGTCACGTGCTTCGCGTGCCGCTCTCTTGGAAAAAGAAAAGAAACCAATTTTATTCCATTCAATACCTTGTTCTTTTTTCTGTTGGCAAATATCTAATAACTTAGTTGTTTTACCTGTGCCTGGAGGACCTAAAATAATATTGATCATTAAAAGGGTACCTCTTCATCATCTTCTCTACTTAAAAGCTCTTTATCTGTTGGCTTAGTTGTTTTAAGATTAGGCATATTTTTTATTCTATTAGGTCTGTCAAAAGAAGGTATTGCCCATGCTCTTGCTTGTGTTTTATTAGGGTAAACTAAAACATCCACTCCATGTAAATTTTTTAATCGTTGAACAATCCAAGCTCTAGACTCTTTAAAGTTTTTACTATTCTCTAACCACTTACTTAAATCTCTTAGCCTAAAGTATGTTGGGTAAGCGTTAAAAGAAGAACTACCTTCACCAAAAGAAATTTTATTCTCATAGTCGGTGAAAGGTTTTTCCATATCTAATTCATCCACACTAAATGACTCGCCACGTCCAACACAAAACTCCATTAAGTAATCTTTAAACTCACCTACTTTTGATACATCCTCTGGAACACTAATCTTTGTAATTGTTTCAAATAAATTTGCTAAAATATCATTCCAATCTTTTTGTTTCATTTGAGGAATAAAACGCAACAACTGATCCGATACTAAGTCTCTTAGTCCTTCATGATACTTTATATTTTTCCAGTTACTTGTTTCAACGGTATCGGAGTCTATGTTTAAAAACCAAATTTTAGGATCAGACTCAAGGGCTCTTAGATCAGAATACACAGGATGATCAGATCCTGATACGCCTACACCGTATTTTCTTGTCTTACATAAAGCTTTATTGCAAACACTCTCAACAGGCGGTTGGGTGCATTTGTACATGTACTTAAGAGAGCCATCTGTTTTATCTGCTCCCACTTGTTTTTGTAATACGGTCACCTCATTCGCATCCAAAGGTGGATCCATATACTCACGGTTATATTTCTCCATTAATTGTTTCCATGAGTCAGGATTAGATTTGCGGTAAAAAATTCCTATATTAAATAAACCATTATTTCTAGTGCCTTCAGGAAACCCTTGTGTCGTTAAAACTTGTAAACATGGAGGACCATTCTTTATGATATCTTGTTCTACCTTGATTGCGATTTTGCTAATATCATCACAAGCATATTTGTCGTATAACTCAAAGAACTCGTCAAGAGAAGCACCCTCACCATTGTCAAGAAACGCGTACCGTGTCTCACCATGATAGGGAAGGTTCAGCCATGAACCCGCATCCTTTTCGCTGGCCAGTTTAATTTGTTTAGGAAATACCTCAGTATTAGCATATCCGATGTAAGAGGCTATCTCCTTTAATTTTTGTTGAAAGAGGGAAGCTGGTTGTGGCTTTTTTGAAAAAAGAAAAAGATGGGCTCCAAAAGATTTGGATGCACACATTACTAATGGGAATTTGTATTGCCGTATTTTGGATAATATTTTTTTGTGATCCAGCGGGTACTCGTCTATATCAATACAACCCCAAATGGCAGTTGCATCATCGCGAATGGGAACAATACCTAGAGAAGGGTTCTTACCCTCTAAATGATCTGCAAACATTTGCAAAGTAGGTGCTTCGTGCTTCGTATATGATTGACCATCACGCTTGCCACTAACTTTCGTTTCCGAATAGCGGTATTCACCATGTGCACGGTCTAATCCCGAAAATATATTTTTAAACTTTTCTGCTTTCATATTTTTTTAAACAATAAATAAGGGCGAAAATTTCGCCCTTAACCTAAAATATTAAGGTGACTACTGATAAAGTAACTTACCGTCCGAATTAACTTTATCGGTTTCGGTTACTACATCATCATCATTATCATTTAAAGCTTCTGGTGTTGGATCAATAGATCCAGAACTTACAAGCTCATGAAAGTGCTTTGCTTCCTCCACAACATAAGATGGATTAGGTAAATCATTAACTGATTTTTCCATTGTGATATTCCATCCCCACCAGTCATTCTTTTTATTTTGCTCTTGTATACCTTTCATATTGTAAACATTGGCAAACATTGGAAGAGTAACTAGTTTCCCATTACTGGCTTTCATTTTTTGATTCATCATCATTGTATTCCAGTAGCGAGATTTTTTGTATTGAGTTTTCTGCATAATGATTTGACATTTTTCAAAAGAGCCATCATCATTTAAACGTAAAACAAAATACTCCGCCGTTCTTACTATGTAAGTAGGGCTTACTGCACCATTAATCATGTAATGGTCTTCGCCGTCCGCTCCTCGCGTTAATGCAGGGATATCTTCGGGCTTATATATTTTTACTGGTGCTCCAGTGCCTTCACCAAGAGGACTCCACTCTACACCACGAACTCTAAATGCACAGGGCACTACAGATATTCCTTTGTAAAAATCTTTAGTCACCGAGTTAAAAATGTCGCCTTGCTCAAGTCCATCTACGAACTTAGCATTGCTCTTTTTAACTTCTGGAGTCTGGGAACTAGCAATCTTTAAAAATGGAATTGCCATTTCCAGCGCGTTAACATTTTCAAATCCTGCACCAGCAAGATCTGTAAAGTCAAACACGTGAGTCGATATTTCGCTTTTCTTTTTTTTTGTTACATCGTTCATTGTTATTTACCTTTTTTTATTTTAACTTTGTTACCCATAAAAACGCTAAATGTTTCTATAGGAAGCTCTTTGCCCGCGTTTATTTGTTCACCAATAAAGGCATTCAAGGTCATCGGCTCGACCTTGCGTTTTTGATCAGGAGCTAAACCACTTTGTTCTAAGTCTTCAATTAACTTAGAAGCTTGATCGTTATCTCCTTTACCAAACCTGATAGACACAATGTTTTTAATTAGCTCTCCGTGATTATTTTTCTCGAGCCAACCAAAAGCTTCCGCTTCTTTGTCGCGTGTAATACTGCCTTTAAAAAAAGGTTTAAAACTAACAGCATCACCATTGATCAATTTAATTTCTTTAACTCCACGTGACTCCATTAACTGAACAATAGAATCATTCATCTGCAAGAGTTCGTTTTTTTTATGTTTAACTTGATGTTCAAGAGCAAGAATTTCGCTCTCAATCTCTAAAAATTTATTCGATGCTTCTGATACATCTTTTACTTCTGATATTTCAACTTTATTATTTTCTTCTGGTGGTAAGTAATTTGTAAAATCAACTTTCTCGGTCATAGTTATTCCTCTCGTTAATGTCTATCTGTATTGGATAATATGTAAAAGTGCGTCTATCATATTTTAAAACTTTATATTTTCCTCGATTAATATCTGCTGCTATTGAACAAGCTAATCCAATCATGGACGGATCACCGATCAACAACAAATAATCGTTGTCATTAAAATCTTTTAATATGGTTTTTGCCTTACGCACCGCTGGGGCTGGAGATAACATTATTTGCTTACCCTCTTCAAATATAGGAACTAAGTTTCCATATCCTTGAGCACTAATAACGTTAAACTTTGACACCTCTTGGATGACGTACACATTACCTTTGTTTTCTAAATCTTTCATCTTTCTAAAAACCCTATAATATTTTAATTTACATTGTACAAGAAAAAAGTTAATGCTGGTAGGATTATTTTTAATCAGAGAAAGTATGCCAGAATTTAAATACAGTTTTAAAACAACGCCTTATGATCATCAACTAGCAGGAATGGGTGCTATGCTCAATCATTTCTCTAGAGGAGAAAAAGAATTTGCACTTTTAATGGAAATGGGTTGCGGAAAAACTAAAGTTCTAATAGACTCTTGCTCTTTTTTATATGACAATGGATACATAAATGGTCTACTCGTTATTTGTCCTAACGGTGTTAAAGGAACATGGGTTAAAGAAATTGAAACACATATGCCTGATCATGTGGATCGTAACGTTGTAGTATGGACAGGTCAAAAAACTAAAAAGCATGAAGAAGAATTACAAACTTTATTTGTTTTAGATTCAGTTCATCTTAATATTTTAATAATGAATGTTGATACGTTTACTACGGATCGTGGTAAAAAATTTGCTGATAAATTTTTAATGACAAAGCAAGCTCTTTTGTCTGTTGATGAAAGCACGGTCATTAAAAACTCAACCGCGCTTCGTACTAAAGCTATTACAAAACTTGGTAACTTAGCGCGCTACCGTGTTATTATGACAGGCTCTCCCATTACAAAATCTCCTGAAGATTTGTATGCTCAATGTAATTTTCTTAATCATGAACTGCTGGGCTTTAGTTCGATATACACGTTCCGTGCCAGGTACTGTCAACTGCAACGATTATCTTTTGGTGGTCGGTCTTTTAATAAAGTAACAGGTTTTAAAAACTTAGATGAACTTAATACTAAGTTACAAAAATTTTCTTACCGTGTTTTAAAAAAAGATGCATTAGATTTACCTGACCAAGTATGGGTAAAAAGATTAGTATCCATGACTCCTGAACAACTTGATGCGTACATGCAAATGAAGAAACATGCATTAGTACAACTCAAACAAGAAACATTGACGACTACGTCAGTGCTCGCTCAGATGATTAGACTCCACCAAATTGTTTGTGGTCATATGGCGACGGATGACGGTAAAGTTTTATCGTTGCCAAATAACCGTGTCAAAGAATTATTAGCTATTCTAGAAGAGCATGGTGACAAAGCAATCATCTGGGCGAATTATAGACATGATATTCAAGCAATTGAAAAAACATTAATAAAGAAATATGGTGCGCGCTCCGTGGTCACTTATTATGGTGATACACCACAAAATATTAGACAAGAAAATATTAGACGATTTCAGGAAGATGAGGATACACAATTCTTTATAGGACAACCTATGACAGGGGGAAGAGGGATCACGTTAACAGCAGCTAGCTTAACAGTGTTTTATTCTAATAGTTATGACTTAGAAATTAGAGAGCAGGCAGAAGCAAGAAATCATCGTATTGGTACACAAAATAAGGTAACATACATTGATCTTGTTTCTCAAGGTACTGTAGATGAAAAAATTATTTATTCATTAAGGAATAAAATAAACTTAGCAACATCTGTACTAGCTGAGGATATTAGGGAGTGGTTGATATGATTTGTCCTCATTGTAAAGGTAATGGTTATCTCAGGCTATGTTTTGAAACAGAGAAAGCTATAGAACAATGTTGGGTATGTGACTCTAAAGGGGAAGCCAATGAGACTAAACATTTTAGTCAAACATGGCAAGATGGAGATGATAACGAAAGTTTTCGCACTATCTATTATGGTCCTTTACTGGATCCAGATGGATTTAAAAACTATAGGATAGAAAAAGAATGATTAAAGTATTTTTATTAGTTTTAATGATGCATGCTCCAAATATGCCTACTGTAAAGTATCAAGCCTATGTCTTACCTACTTTAGAAGAGTGTGAGAACGCCAGAATTGTAAGAGAAAACCTTGCACATCATATGGCAAAACAACGAGGTATTGATGTAATATGGATAAAAAGTGCTTGTATAGAGATGGATGTGTTTACTCAGGAAATTTAATATTGTTTATTGCTTAAAATATAGGTATAATTCGCTAAAATATTAAAGAAGGCGAGGTTATGTTATTACCTAATAGTCCTGTACGAAAAATATATGAATGCCACAATTGTGGTGATGTGTCTGTTCATTTTTACGATCCTAAACACAATAAGGTTTTTTCTAAAGAAGAGTGGAGTAATGTTTTAGTAGAGGGAAAAGAGGCTTTACGTAAAATTATAAAGCCCCTCACAGAAGATCCTAAGTTTTTTACTGATTAAATGTCATTCTTGCTCCATGACTCTAACCAATCAAGACTTCTTGCGCTTTCACAAAAGTAATCTGAATCTTTATTATTATAATTTTTCACTGCCTCCTCAATAGAAGGCGCTGCTATTAAGTCCCATGTGCGTCTATACCATCCTGGAATCTTTGGTTTTTTCTTTGCGTAAATAACAAAAGTTTTACTTCTTACTTCGTTCATCAATCATTCTCCCCATTACATAAACCATAAATCCAATACCTATTAGGACTAAGAGTATTAGCCCTAGTAAAATGTTTGTTACCACCATGATGCTGCTTTTTCTAAAAGTTTTTCTAACTGCATAGGCCTCGATAACTTTGTTTTCTTACATAATTGGTCGAGTAGTTTCCTTGTTCTCATTGTTATTTGTTGAGGACAATGAGTTGATGGTTGTTTTTTCTTTTTCATTTTTTTTCCTTTGGTTGTAGTTTTTTTAATTGATCACGTAACTCAAAAATTTTTAATATTGAATTGTGATGCATTTGATTTAATTCATCATTGGTTCTTTTTAATATGTCATTACTTGTCATTATATTTTCCTTCTCCTTTAATAAATCTTTATATAATATTCTATAATCTTTAGGCATTAATTGGAACAAGTTGAACGGCCGCATGTTGAGCGACCATTTCTTTTTACTCCTATGTTCCTGTCATAATGTTTCCAGCCAATAATACCTTCCTCCGCATCTTCATGATGTATTTCTAAAAGCAAACCAAACCTGGTCTGCTTACAAAACAACCATAAAAATAAATCCGCTAAATAATTAAAAATAAATCGATTTCTCATCCTGCTCTCCTATCTCCTTTATTAAATCGTACAAGAGAGTAACCTAATCGTCTCATCCCTTGCTCTGCACATTCATGTGAAAACTCTTTTGCACATTTTGTGCTGCAAAAATACTCTACTATTGCCACAGAAAAACCAGCACTAGACCGCTTAAAATCTTCATGGCAGTTAACACATTTTTTTACTTTAGGGGGCTCTATGTTCCACACGTTCATGCCACATCCTTATTTAGTTTTATTGAGTCAAGAATAGACTTGCCTGCTTTAGTCATGTGATAAGTAATATCTACCCACTTTAAAAAAAATGTACCCTGACTAATAGAATACACCCATCCTGCATCAGAGGGAGTAGTTGCTACACCACCACCCTCAAACAGAAACTTATATTTAGGATTACCACTAACTGAGTTATTCAATCGTTGAACTCCTGTTACTTTTTGATTTTGTATTTTATATATTTTATTCATTTATTTCTCCTTTATTTAAAAAGGCGCTTTATTGCGCCTTAAATATATAGTCAGTTTTATAACCTTTAGGTTTATTAAATAATTCTTTTACCTGCTCTATAACTTTATTTTTATCAGTCCAAGACTCATAAAAAATATGGTTTGTAGGAATATATTTTATTTTAAAAACAAATTTAAAATCATTTGCAATTTTAATCATTCCATTATTAAAAACCCAAGAATTGTGTTTAGGCTTAACTTTTATAATCCCGTAATTATTAATATTATCTTTAAAAGTTTTTAATTTATTCCAATTACTCATTTTATTTCTCCTTTATTTTAAAAGGCGCTTTATTGCGCCTTAATTAATTTATCGTTTTCTCCCCATTCGTTGTCTACCCTAAAGTAAAGAACAAAAAGACTATAACTTGCATCGTTATGACCTTTTAAAGTGCACCATGCAGGAGACTCTACATTCAATTCTTTTAAACCAAATGCATTTAAAATACGGCTTCTGCCTCCACCATTATTATGAGGCAAGAATTTCTTTCCACCAAAATTAACTTTTTCATCATCATGTAAAAGCCACACAGATTTTTTGTTACCAGTAAACTGATCAGTAACAAGAATTTCTTTTGCTTTAATACGACGGTCATTAAGATATAAACCAACAAAAGAATGCAGTCCTTCATTACGACAAAGATCTTCTTTTGCGCGATCTAATTGAGAAGTTTCTCCTTGAGCCCACTGCGATAAATATCCGTCAGTATCACAACGATCAAAACTATCACGTGCTCTTTGAGAAGCATCAGATGATGATTGATTAAATTCGTTTGCTTTAGCATTCCAATCTTTTTTAGTCATTTCATTTCTATTATTCATTTTATTTCTCCTTTATTTTTTATGTTGATGAGAGTAAAATGCTCTCACTAAATTTTCTTCTACTTTATTTGCTTCGATCTCCCAAGGTGCATCCTCGTAAGAAACATCCTGCATCCAAACACCTAATTCTTTTCCTTCCCAACGAACATGTAATCGACCATCAGAAGACCACACTCTTGTTTGTAAACGGTTTTTACAAGATTGTTCAACGTGAGCACACTCATGCGCTAAAGTTCTTAACTGCTGGAAATAAGGTTGATCTTCCGCTAAAACAATTTTAAAATCTCTTGTAGAAATAGATCCATTGTTTGTAAGATTACAAGATCCTAAAGTATCTTTTGCAAGAACAGTTTTTCTAATGTGAACTTTGATGCTTAAAGTATTTTGTAGTCTTGTAGAAATTTTAAGTTCATTCAAAAAAAACTTAACAGCGTCTTCATAATTATTTTCTACCCAGCTTAATCTTGGTAGAGAAACATTTACGTTTAATTTTTTATTTCTTTTTTTCATAATTTCTTCTTTCTGTTTTGTTATCTATTTTATAATGTAATATTATATTATATACAACAACTATCTAATTATTGGCTGAAAACAGCGGTAAATCAGACTCTAATCTTTTCTCTGCTATCTCAATATATTCCTCATTTAACTCACATAAAATAGCATTACGATTATGTTTATTAGATACAACAGCCGTTGTTCCCGCTCCGCCAAACGGATCTAAAACTGTGCCTCCTTCAGGACAACCTGCAAGTATACATGGCTCAATTAAATCCATCGGGAACGTTGCAAAGTGTGCGCCCTTAAATGGTTTCGTTGTCACCGTCCAAACGGATCGTTTATTTTTCTTTGTGTAATTATTTGTTTTCAGTCCAGCCATTCTTGTTCTGCCTGGCGTGTTATTAAGTTTAGTGTTATCACGATCTCTATTGGAATTATCATTAGTTATGCAGTCTTCTTTAATAGCCTCATGATCATAATAATATTTTGCATTCTTAGTTAACAAGAAAATATATTCATGAGCTTTAGTACATCTATCTCGTACACTCTCAGGCATTGGGTTTGGTTTATGCCAAATAATATCTTGTCTCAAGTACCATCCATCTTGTTGCAGGGCAAATGCGACGCGCCACGGTATTCCAATTAAATCTTTTGGTTTAATGCCTTCACTGGGTGCAGGTCTAGTGACACCGTAATCTTTATCTCCTCGTAATGATTGATTTGTTGTGGTTCGTCGTCCGCCAGACGAATAACTATCACCAAGATTAAGCCACACGGTTCCATCATCGCGTAACACTCGTCGTATCTCTCTAAAAAGCATCACTAGGTTATGTGCAAATTGTTCGGGAGTGTCTTCTAGTCCTAGCTGGCTATCTTTTCTTACAGCATTACATTTAGGACAAATATCTTTGTAAATAGCATCTCCTACTGCATGACCTTTGTCTGCCATTCCTTTGTGACCTGTTGCAGTGTTAACACTTATTTTAGTTGTTCTCATGTGAGGACAGTCTGGATCACCACCCTCCCATGTACCTGTTCCATAGTCTCGTAAACCCCAATACGGAGGTGATGTTACAACCGTATTGATACTTTGGTCGTCTAACGTTTTTAACGTGTCAAAATTATTGCCTTTTAATATTTTCGTTGTCATTCTATTCTCCTTTATTTTATTATTTATTATATCCAATGTGGGATATGTACGGCTATTAAACAAGCAAACAAATATAAGATAACCCAGTGTGCTTTAAACATTTTTGTTTCTCCTTTATTTTAGAAGGCGCTTTATTGCGCCTCCTTCCTTTCTTTTGCTGTTAATTGCTGGCTCCAGTTGTCAACTTTCTTTTGTTCTTTTTCAATTGTTTGATTTAAACTTACAAGTCTATTGTTCCAAACAAACAAAAGTTGAGAAAGAGTAGTGTCTTCTTTTACTCTTAACTGGTCAAGATAAACGGGTTGATCTTTAGCAGGCAAATCAATTTTAAGTTCCCAGTTAATCCATCTGCTAAAAGGATTGCCTCTTCTATCATAATATCTAACGTCTTCTTTGTATCTATCACCATGAGTTTTATAAAGTTTTGATAACTCTTCCTCATACGCTACATACTCAGCAAATAATGCTTTAAGTTTAAGAACAGTTTCTTCGTTAGGTTTTTTATTAAGAAGGTGATCTCTTTCATTCTCAACCATTTTAATAAAAGCAACTTTACCTTCAGTTGATTTCTCCCACACTTGAAGACGACTACCTACACAAGGACCAGCACGAAAACCTAATTGCTGGAAGCCATGATCATAGATAACACCATTTCTGTTACCTTCGTCCCATCTTTCAATGTAACGCTCACAGGCACCGCAAACAGCACGATTTTCTTTTGCATATTTTTCCTGTTTTCTTTTATAATCATCCTCTTCTTTGATGCGAATTTTATCCTGATACTGGAAAAACTTAGATACCCAGACATCATATTTAAAAGTAGTCATATCATAAACTTCCCAAAGTTTCGAGGAAGAGCCTTCACTGTAAGGAGGAGAAACATAACTAATGTTGGAGGCGGTACAATGATCAAGAAAAACAGGGTCAGCCCATTCATACGTATGAACTTGATGTCCCAACGTTTCATCAAAATCGGAGTGCTGCTTACTGATCCCCCAAACAACATATTTAGTTGGATGCTTCTCCCATCCTTTCCTGCAACGGTAAATAGCAAATTTATTATTAAATTTAAAAAGGTCATAAACTTTACCTTCCTCATCAAAAGTTTTATAGATAGGAAATTTATGTTTGCCAGCAGTTGCAATACTAATTGTTTTTGATTCAAACATAGCTCTGTGAGGAAAGTATTCAAAAGTTATTTTAGCGATTGGTATGTATACTTGTTTAATATTCATTTTATTCCTTCTTTCTATTTGTTATAGTTATATATAATATTATATTACATAGGAGTAAATACTTATCTAATTTATGGCTGTTTTCTGGGGCTATTTGGATGCTTCGATAACCGCGTTACACCACCAATTAAGATCTTTTTCT